GTTATAAATAACTAAGTGAATTTCTGTCCCTGACTTTAACAGGGCTCTCTATTCATTGGTGGTTTACCGTTGATGAGAGGTTCTGGTTGATTTCCAGAAATTCTATTTTGTTGTTTGTTGCACGACCGTCGGTCTTAGCAAACCGGGCCTTCAGTGGCCATGCTGACATCATACTGTCAACACCCGTCAAGATGGTTGCCGCACAACCGGAGGCCTTCGCGTGCCGGGCCGTTGCGGCCTCGTTAGTGGAGTCCACTTACCTAGGGTGAACTTAAAGCGACAACGTTTGACACGGTTATCGTTGGAAACGGCCGGGGAAAAGTAGCAACGTTTAAAGCGGTTACTATTAGACACCCCAGTTGGACCCTACATGTTGACTCTGTAGGTGAAGACAGGCCAGGGTTATCCTGGGTGTTGCTGGCATCATACTGCCAAAATGCCAACTTGGTTGCTGCCCAACCGTTGGCCATCGCAAGCCGGCCCAGGAATGGGCTCGTTGATAGAGTACTATCATACGTCAAAATGGTCGCAGCACGACCGTCGGGCATTGCCACCCGGCCCCATTGGGGCTCGTTGACGGAGCACCGTCTGACAACCCTCCCTGCCGCACAGGGAGACAACGTGTTTAGGGCTCGCTCCCCCCGCTGCCATCGTACTGGCACGACAAGAACCCCTGCAGAACAGGGGACAAATTTTCTTCGTTGGTCTCGCTAACCAGCTGACAATTCTACCGAGGCCCCGGTAGGGAAGGACCACTCTTTTTGCTAACCCCTTGCGGGTTAGTGAACTGCGACTTAAGCCTAGTGGTTGTTGGGCTATAAACACGACCGAAAAGTCACATTACCGTTCCCTGGTCATAGGGGTGTAATGTTCCTATAGCATGCTATAGCCGAGGAGTCGGTTAAACTCGGGGAGTAGGGCGCGGTTCGATTGATGCAGGCATCATTAGATCCGGGGCCCTACAATGGACTCGTTGACTGTGCCGGTGTGGTACGGGTTCGAAGGTGATCTTCGTCCCTGTCCACATCTCGCATGGGCCTGCTCGGCTAGAGCCGTTGACGTCGTAAACGTCTGATCGTGCTAAAACAGCACGGTTGACCCTTTCTTCCGGGAGAGCGTAAGCTCGGTACCTGCAAATCCCGCGGCAGTAAAGCGTCTTGTTTGTTGTTCTGGCCGGCCATGGGAAACCACCCTCAGAAGGTGGGAGGCCAGGACAAGGAACCAGCGTCACCGTTGGATACCTCTGTGAGGTTATAAGTTGCAAGGAAGATTAATCCGCTATGTTAATAAATACACTGACATAGGAGCGAAGGGAGGCCGTGTGCACCACGTTCGTTCGTACGCGACGCGTCGCGCCATCGCCTTCGGGCAAAATATGGGCTGCCCTCCTTAACGGGCCGATTAAAATGTCGTCAAATTTTCCTGGCACTCCGGAAAGACGGAGCGTGGGTGGACGAGCCACCGAAGCAGGGACAGCTACCCCTGTAACTCGCCCAAAGACAATTAAGAAGGGCAGGCGATTCCAGACTCGTCTAGATATAAACTGGAACCAGTCGGGTACTGGTTATCGGAACACCCGGGAGTCGGAGCTCCAATACTCCAAGAAAACCCAGACCCGCTTCCAGGCAAAAGAAGCCAAGCGTGGTTGGCAATGCGTGCGTTGCGAATCCGTCCAAGAGCTCGCCTTGGACACCATCCATTTCGTCGAGAAGACATGGGTGTGTGCTTGTTGTAAGAACAAGCACATCGAGCATCAAGACGCTCTCCGTGATGGAGATTTTGACACTTTTAAGTGTCAATCATGCGGGCGTGATGACGTGCTGTGCGTTTGTGGCCGCGTCGATGCCGCGGCAAATATTACCGATCGTTCCCACTGCAGGATTGAAACCCCTGCACCAAAAGTGGTCGCCAACACCATGACAGTTGTCCCTGTCATAGTTGCGGTGGCGCCCACCCTGGAGGCCGTGCCCACGGTGAAATGGGTAAAACCCGAAATCATGCCTCGGAAAACTCCAGACTGGTATGCCAGTTGGGCTGCTCCGTCCGTAGGGACGAGTCGCCATGTTTTCCGAGACATTATCAGCCGGTACAATGCCCAGGGAATGGCATGCCTGGCTGCGTCTCGAAAGGCCAACTTGATCGTGGCCCCAATTCCGGTGGAGAAAACCATCGTCACCAAAAACCGTTTCTCTTCTCTCGACTTCGGCTTCGAAACCGAAGAAGAGTGTTTCAAGTGCCCTGGATGCGGCGCCAAGGAAGAGAGTCATTGTGACTGCTGTTCCTGCTGCGAAAGACCCGTTTGTGAACGGGTGCAACAACAGGACTTGTTCCCCTTCTTCGGTATCCCCGAAGTGTGCACTCCTCCGGCCATTTCGATGGAGGATGCACGGGTACTGCCACCCGGAGAAAAGGTAGATCTTGTGTCACTTTTCCGCCCTAAGACGGATATTATGGCTCTTTTCCGGCCTTTTATCCGGAAAATGACAGTGGCACCCCAGGTTTTGGTGGAGTTACCGTCCCTCCCTTCTCAGACGATGGAGGAACGTCTCGTGCTCCGCGAGACCCGTGTCGATCCCTGCAGCTGCCGATGTGAAGCCGGGGAGTACACCCTTTGCGGTCGTCATGGTGAGCGACCAGCCCGTAAAGGGACCGATAAACCTGTGTCACCAGTTAAAGTGATCCGGACCACCCCGGTAATAAGGATCCCTAATGCCGTCCGTGCACGCATCGAGGATACTGTGGCCATGAAGGCCTATGCACGCGAATGGGCTGGGAAGGCGGAGCGCTCCGAACAAGGAGCACACGACCGCAAGGTTGCTCTTCGCTCTATGGATTCGCAGAGAATCCAGCGAGAAGCGGCCTCCTGGTCCCGACTAGCGAATCGCCGATCAGCGATTCTAATCAAGGCGGAACAATCTGCCTATTCAATGCCGGTGGAGGCCGCATTGAATGAAACTGCTCCCATGGCTACGAAGAAGACCTTCGCGTGGGTGAGAGATTGGGCCATCCGTTCCGCCCGCAGAGAACGGGAAAGTCGCAAGGCCGTCATAGCCTCCCGGATCCGAACAAACGTGATACGGAAGGAAAGCTTTGCAAAAGGCATTAAAACGAGTGTCCAAACCCCAACCTGGAAGTTGCATGACGACAACACTTTCCAGGACGTAGGGTCAGATGAAGACACCGTCCCGAGCTGGATCTGTCGCGGGGGGGAAACCCGTCGTTGGTACGCAGATCGTGCTCGTCCCGGATGGTCCTTCTGGCAAAGGAAAAGGACAAACGCCTATTTCCAATCCCGAGTGGAGCGGAGAATTGAACTCCAGGAATGTGGAGTTCAACAACGGCGCCTGAATGCCGAGAATTTGATGCGCCGGAGGAAGGCCATCAAATTCATTTTCAATTTTCGCAAGACCTTCCTCGCATGTGTGAGATCGGGAGGACCTCGCGTCGGGGGTTCAACCGATTGTTATTACACGGGCAGATTCTGCCCATCCCTGGCACCGCAAACACCAGGGTATTGTTGGCTTGCCTGTTTCCCATACGAAGAATGGGAAGAACTGGCATCGGCTATTGGCCCCTATCCAAGACTAGCTAAACTGTTTTGGATCATGCGGGAAAGGCCACGCTCAGTTTTGGTTCCTGTACTTTCACGGAAACCCCACTCAAATGTGTGGCATATCGGAGAGGTTAAGCCTCACGTCGACGGGACTGCTTTCGGTGGTTTCGAAGAATCGATATTACACGCGCTGTTGGAAGACAGCTACGGGTTTTCGAATTGGAAGGTCGGGGCTGACCAAACGCAGGCAGGTTCAGGGGGTTCCGAACAGGTTAACTACATGCCGATGATCAATCTCGGGCTACAGATGCTGGATAACGGGGCCGATGATGACCCGAAAGCCAGAGATTTCGCCAAGGCCATAAGGTGTTTGGTGAACGCCAAAATCTCATCTGTTACCCAGGTTAGTGACTTGGAGCGTCAGTTAATCTCACGATGTCCCAACGAGCGTTTAGATGGCCAATTGACCTGTCGTTCTAAAATCCCAATCCTCCCAGTAATGGAAGTGACAAAAGCGGGGTTTTTTTACAGGTTGACTGGGCACCATTTAAGCGTGGCCATTGGAGGAAGGGACATCGTCGCCCAAGGGAAAACGTGGACACGTTTCGCCAACAACGACGGTACGCCAGACTTAATGGTGACGAACCGCGGTGACAATTTCTGGGATCACCCTGTCGGACTAAAATTAACCTTTAAGGGGTTTGTCCGACTATATCGCGGTAAATTACCAAAATGGCGTAAGATCATGGCCAGGCAGTTGGAAATGGACAGCCACACACTTGAAACATGCATAGCTTCCACGGTTTGTGACCCTTACGGGCCAGACGTGGAACCTATCATGCCCAAGGATGTACCCATCCCTGTCGAGCTGAAGATCGTCAAGACGGTCGTTGTTGAAGAAGTCCACGTTGTGGAAAAATACACAAAAGGGGTCCAACCATCACCGATGATGGCACCTGTGTCACTGCCCCCGGCACCGCCGGTTCCACAGTTGACAACAACTTCTCCTCCTACACCACCGGTTCCCCCGCCACCGCCGCCACCTTTGCAGGTGGTTCAAGTGGGTCCAATGCCGGAGACGGCTGTGGACTGGGGTGAAGAATTCCCGACGACCCGTGATTGGATTGATATGGAAGGTATCAACATGAACGGGAAGTCACTAAGGGCACGATACCGGCACACTTACCACTCGGATTGGCAAACAAAGATCGGCCAAGGCCTGTACAACAGGATGATCGCCGATCTTGACGCTGACCAGCGTAGTCTAGCGAGGGCTCAATACCCTTTTGGTCAGCCACAAAATCCTCGTGCTAAGAATGCCCTTGGGTATACTGCCCCTATGGTGTTTGGGGAAAAATTAAAATTCGAAAACGAGCCACCAAAATCCTCGATGGCCGATCAATTGAGATCCATGAAAGATAGGATCTCAAAAGGAAAAGGTAAAATGAAACAAGCCCCTCGCCCAAAAGCTGATAATGAGGGACTGGTCGGCATTGAAACCAATCCAGGGCCTATCTCACCTGTTGGTGAACTGGATTATCAGCCTCCTCGAAAGGAAGCCTTCGTCGTTAACGGTACCATGTTAACGTTAAGGCACCCGGAACAGGACAAGGACCTCCGGGCCCTGTCAAATTCAGGCCCCCACGGCCTGTCGGGTGATTTCTTGGATAATTATCCGAGGCTTCCTAACGAGGTTTATTCCGAGGTGTCCACTTATTGTGCCATGATAATGGAAACAGTAAGGGACTGGGATTTCAAAGAAGGTCACATTTATGTTAGTGCCAACTTGGACTTCGATCCACCTGGACCTACGATTAACCTGATCACCGATAGTGAAGTCAGGTTGTCTCGTAGGGCAGACAATGGCATGAACATTCATGTGCCTCTTAAGGGCCTGGCCCTACGTAGCCTGCGGCTCCTTCCATTGTTCACAGTCATGCAACCAAAGATTGTGACAATCGTTAATGGAAGGAGCTCAGATTACGTAGGTGGTCTTCCTAAGCTCTTCGATTCTATCCCTTTCCCGCAAGTAAATAGTTTTTATTTTGACTTGGCCTATGCGGGCGCCTCATCCTTTCATAGTGGGCATTATGTGGGAAACCAACAGGCATTAGAATACCTTGTAAACACCTGTACCATTTATGGTGCAGAGGAATTTCTGATGTCACAAGAAACCTGGCACCATATTGCCAGCCCACGCCACGAACTTAGCCAGCTCCCGGGGGCCTTATGCCCTGGGGTAGTATTAAATCATCGCCGTTATTACTACGATTCACATGGCAAATTAATCCATGACACAAGAGGCGAAACACTAGGCATCAAGGGATTACAATCCATTCGACGGTTGTTGTATGCCAGGGGAGCTGAAAACAATTTGGATGAGCAGGTCGAATTAAGTTTCGAGTCATTCAAGAACAGCCTGGCCAACACCCTTTACAAAGGGTGGTTCATATTTACAACAACCGTGGTTGTGGTTATTTCCATATTCCTCAGGAACGTTACAGCCTCAATACAACTCAGTGTTGGAACGGTCCTGACCACGTCCGGTGTTATAGCCTTTGGGTATTGGCTAATAACAAATACCCTCTCCAAAATGGTGTTTGAACCAAATATGGGGCACCAAGTGATCCACGGCCCGAAGGAATTCCCGGAAGGGGATCCTTCGGAATATTTGTCCATTCCGACAATGGGCACCCGTGGCGATCATGTCCCTTTACGGTACTTTGGTTTCCTGGCCATGTGGCTAGGCATCAAGGTCCATATGCAAACCCTTCAAACAGCATCACACCGTGATCTGGCTGAACTCAAACAGGGTAAGTTATGGTCCTTAGTGCCAGGTTACATGGCAAACCAATTCAACCGTTACCTCGGTTTCAAAGCCATTTTCTGCCCCCACGTCGATTTGGGGTTGCCAAACGCAACGTCGTACACTATGGCCCCACCCACACGTTATATCGAACCCATTAGGTATTTAACCGATGAAAACAAATCATCAGTCCCATTAGTCAACAAAGTTGCTGACTGGTTTGCCCAGCAGTTAGCTTTGGAGTTCAGACCGGACTGGCAAATCGGTTGCCTAAAAGGCTGCAATCTGCCAAGATCCCTAGATGGTATCCGGCTCGTCGAGAAGAGGGCGAATTTTAACACAGGCAAGGTAGGATGGTTATCGGGTAGTGCAGACCCGATGACCATCCCCCTCGAGATTCGCAACTCTTATGAACGGGTGCCAGATGGGGACCATAATGAAATCTTCCGTCATTATAACGCGATATACATGACGGGAGGCGCAGGCGCGGTTCAAACCGCCATAGCATGTGGGTGCCGGCCCATCGTGTTGGATCAATCACTTGACCGGATTTATCACACGATGCCGACGCAGAAAGACTTTCACCAACCATCGGTGTTGCCCTACCTTGGTTGGCTTGTTAAAACGGGTTTTAAAATGTCGTGCCCTAAATGGTTGACCTACGTGTTTTTATTGAGTTATTACTCCACTCAATTGCACGTCATACTTCCTTTCACACTACATGTGTTATTTAGGATTGTATTGTTCACCATTTTCGGGGCAAATCATTTTTTGTTTTATGTTGCCTTATTTCTTTCTTTCCCGACCTTCATAAATAGGAACATCCGCCAATTTATTTTAAGGCGCGATTTTATGAAGATGGCGCTCGGGGCACTCTGGAAGTGGCCTGTCGTTTTAATTGCGCCTAGCTGGGTCGTAACCTGTTCCGCCCTTGTTATTTGTTACACCTGGTGGTGGCAATTAACCCAAGATGGTCTCAACATGTATACTCAACGTTTTGAGATCGTCTGGGAACCAGTAACAAGGGGAAAATTTACGTTCCCATTCCCTTGGGGTCATTGGTTGCTTAGGGCCAATGAAACCAACACCATCTATGAAGGCAAATTCGTCGACGCCCATGAAATCGGCCAACCATTCAAACTAGAACAGGTTAAGAGAGAACTGCATCCAGGCCATATTTCTTTCCCCTGCCCTTTCCATGAAATACAATTACTTAAAGGGCAAGAGGAAAGGCCATACGGCCCATCCCACAACTGCACAACCGTGTTACTTCAGGGGGTGTGGCATAGATCAGCGGTCTGGTCTTTTCTCTTATTTCTAGTTATACAGGGAACCTGGTTGGTTTTAAAACCACCAAGCAGTTTTAAAACGGTGTACGACCGTCTATTCCCTGAAGCCGACTATACAAAGACCTGGGTTTACCAGGCAATGGGATTCGCGGGCGCAGGTGACATCCCTCTTGAACACGCAGAAGAACCCGCCCGAGACGAACCACCTTCACCGGCGGACAACCCGGAGTCTGTTGTCGAGCCTGGCGCCACCTTGATACCTGCTCAGGATAAGGAACTGGTGTACTACACCAGCGAACAGAGTGAATCTGACGCCATGGATGCCTTGATCGATGGCCTCCAGTTCCTATCAAGAGAAATGGAAGAAGACGATGCAGTCGAAGTCATAACATCTGCGTACGAAAAGATGTTATTGGACCCCGACAATAAAATACCTATGCCTTTCAGACTCGAAGTGCCAAAATGGCGCCCCAGTAAATGGGACGACGTTGTTGATATGTTTTACGCTGGGTTACGTGAGGTTGCTGACTCACGCCTAGTAGCGACTTTTATCAACTGGCTGAAAGGTTTAGCAGACAACCTTCTGCATTTTCTTCAACCACTTCTCTTAATTCTTGAAAAGTGTATGCACCTGGCCCTAGAAATAGGGTTCCCGTCCGTCCAACGGGTTTACAATTCTTTATGTGCCTTACTAGACTGGGCCTGGGGTAAGAGTGACGCTACCCGGATCAAAACAGTCTGGGGACTAACCGGGCTTTACAAGTCCGGCCTAACATCAAAGAAGGCAAGGATGGTGCAGTGGATGCAACATATGGAACATGACAAGCGAGGTCAGTTCCTGGACGATTACGAGGAATTTGTCGAGGGGGTGAAGAAACATTCTCAACACCTTGAGGACCTCCGCCTAATAGGTGGGCCACAACGTCGAAAGGTCGGTTATGGTAAGCCCGTCATGTCAAGGGCCTGTGCAAAGGCCCTTGGAATGGACGAAACCGAATTCGTTGTGGATGAGGATTTCGAACGTCGTATCCAAGAATATATCAAGGAAGGCGTTCCGCAAGGGATGGATGGTGTTTTCTTTGCCGACAAAAACCCGGATCGGCTCGCAAAAAGCATCCGGCGGTATGAACCTCAATATTCGCCGGTTACCTCCGAAGAAAGGGCTCTTGTAAGGTCTGTTGCCGAGGCACTATTTAACGAACACCCAGAGGTTTTTGCTGACGCTGATATCATGCCTTGTGAAGGCATTAACTCATATATCAAGGTCAAATATTCCCCTGGGTCCCCGTTCATTAATGGTGGGTACAACTCCCGGCGTGCCTTACAGGAATCCGGTATTATGCAAGTCATTTTAGACCGTGCCCAGGAGGCACTAAATACCGGAGTATACCCGAACCAATTTTACCATGCGTTCGCAAAAGCACAGGTGGTCAATATGGAAAAACTGTTTCCACCTGTGTGTAAAGATTTAAGAACCGTGGTAAGCCAAGATCTTCTATCCTATTTTGTCGATCAAATCTTCCAGATCGAACGCACGAAGAGAATCAATTGGAAAACCTATGGGACCGGAGCCGGGATGCCTTTAGGTCAGCCGATGGCATGGATCTTTGACCAATTCCGAGATTTACAACTCCAGGAAGGTGGTCAATTCATCATCGCGGACGCCAAAGCATTCGATAGTAAGTGCAAGCCTGTACTATTCGAGGCAGCTGCTATACTATGGGAATTAGGTTTCAAAGGCCACAAATTGAACACTGATGGTCACTTCTCTTCGGTGCTTCGTGCCAAATATGACGCGATGCAAAATGGATGGATATTCGGGATAACTGAACCTGAATATGATTCTCTGACTGTTTGTGTCCCCGACAGAGAATCCAGAGCCCAATTATATAAAGGGGACCCCACCACCTATGTCCTGTTCCGGGATTTCTTGCAGTACAACAATATCGATCCGATTGAATTTCACAAGAAATCCCACGATGAACAACTTGGTATCTGTTCTCCCTTGAAAGTTCCGCATGGGAAAGTGTTGCTGACACCCCATCCGGCTTTCCAAATCCTTGCCTCGAGTTGGCAAGGCGTGTTCTCCCTGGAGGAGAACAAAGGGCAGTATTCAAGATATCAAGTCTTTCATTACCAGGACCCTAAAAATCTGCGAGTTGACGTCACACGACTCGCACACTCCTCGCGTGCACTTCTAACCAATGTGCATGCCAAAAACCGAGGCGGCGGAACAGGCCAGTCTAACACAAGTGGAGACAATAATGTCCTGTTCAGAGTGGGTATGATTTCTGCTTGGTGTCGTGCCACCGGAAAAACACCTCAGATGTTTTTCCGTGAAAACAAGCTTTACAACACTTCAGATGATACTGTCTGGTGGAGTAAAGCAATGACAACAGAGCAGATAGACGCATTCAAAATTGCCGCCAAAGACTTCGGCATCATTTTGGAATTAGGAACGACAAAGAAAATAACGGAATGTGAATATCTTAGTAAATTGCCACGGATCCCGACAACCGAGGACACGGCAGATTACAAAGAATGGCGTCGCGGACGTATGCAACAAATCGAGGATGCCGACAACTGGACCAAAGGCCAAATTGACCAGTTCAAGGAAACTAAAATGCCCCGGTATTTTATTGTCCAAAATCCTGCAGCCATCCTACTCCGACGAACCGAATTCCGTTATTACCAGAGTTCCATCCATCGGTACCTGCTCACCGACGTAGAGCGAGGCGCCGGCCATGCGCTCGTCACAGCATTCCAACCAACGTTGTATAAGCGTTTTGCGGTTGAATGGTGCGAGAGCATGAATAAATTATGTCGTCAACAACACATAAATCAAAAATGGCAACTGATCGGGCAATATTCTTCTTCCAATGGGAAACGGCAGCCTATCAATGATCGCATTGATTGCCGTGTTGAAAATGTTAACCCCAATTGGAAAGTGAATTATAAAAGTGCACCCCGACAAGAGGCATTCCTCGCCTGGCAAAAACAGAATAAATTTCCCTCGTATCGACATGTACTCGCGATACACATGAGAGAAAAGGATCCTGATCCCTTAGCACACGAAAAGTTTATTGCTAAGTTGGATAAAGCCTGGCGCGGAAATGACCAGATTTTCGCGGAAGCCATGGATGGTTTAGCGTTGTTAACCGATTATATACCAGAAGAGTTTCGCAAGTTCACGCCGGGAGTAGACATGTTGTACGCGGAGGTGCCATGGACCACACACCACCAGTACATCGAAAAATTTACCTACCTCAAGATGCTTGAGGAAGGGCTACTTCCTGAGGAAATCACGCTTCAGGTGTTTGATGCTAGGCTCCGTGAGTCACCTTATGGTGTCTGCATCAACGCGGTGAAATTTTACGACGACCTAAAGGACGCCAATTACCAGGCGGCGCTCCTTGACAGTGATGTCACACAATTCCAAGGCCTGGTTTTGTTAATTTCAATTTTATATTTCAGCATGCGCCCTGTTGAAATTATGTTACAAGCGGTCCCTTTTGTCGGGCCGTTATACAACCTCTTTATGTGGTCGTTCTGGGGCCTGAATAAGGTCTACGGATTAGCAAACACCACATATTGGCATGGGAAAGCCAAAAGTTCAAGGGAGATATCCAGCATGTTACCTCGCGACCCTTATAAGTGGTCTAAGAGAGCTTGTGTCTCTATTGTGGATTTTGTTCCCGAACGGGCAGGTTACATTTTCTTACCTTTCCTTTTATTATTAGACATGATCAGCGGGCTGATCGAAGTGATATTTGGACGTTGGTGGCGTGCAGGCACTGAAATTAAGAACACCGGCGAAGCTAATTCCGCACCTAATAATCCCTGGCAACCCTACGCTCACACGTATCTAGAACAACTCAAGAAATGTGACTATGGGGTTAGTTGTGATGGCAAGTGCGGCCATTGCCACACCGAGGTTCCGAGAATCACGGTTGCGGCGAAAACAGCCACAGGGAAAAGTACGTTTCTGCTTGCTGCGTTGCATTCAGAACGTAAAAATTATAATGTCAAGCATATCTGGTTATTGGTGCCGAGGAAAATCCTCCGGAACGAATGGTCCATACCGTTTAAAATTAGATCACAAAAACTCATGCGGTCGGTCGTACGAGACCCGACAGCATCGATCTACATCACAACGTATGGTCATTTCCTTAACCGGTTACCTGATCTTAATCCTGCCACAGACCTGGTTATATTCGATGAATTCCATGAGCGTGATGGATTCATGTTACAGGGCTTGGAGGGATGGCACGGACGAACTATCCTGCTCTCTGCAACCCCTGTCTTAATGCCAGGAATGGGTGAGATTAAGATGAATAACCCCAATATACCAAGGAGGTTTGACATAACAGTCTATGAGACTAATACCGAAGATCTAACTACAATGTGGATCCAAGCCCGGAACCAATTTCCGGGCGACAAAGAAGGACTATTTGATCGCCCTCTATTCATCGTTCCAACGTATCGAGAATTGGAACGAACGATAGAAGCCATGCGATATATAGCCCCAGAATTCACATGGGTCGAAGTTTCTGCTCGTAGTCCCAAAATACCTGAAGGAACCAAAGGCGTTGGGATAATAGCGACCCCGTATGTACAAACGGGGCTTGATATTAAACCAGCACCGACAATCCTCTTCGATTCAGGCAGGGATGTCAGGATACATAAGGGCGCCAAAGTGACCCCTAACCCCCCGACAGACCCAAAGACCAACGAGCAGAGAATAGGTCGAGTAGGTAGATTAAAGGCTGGCGTAGTGTACCAGCCAAAATGCGCAGGGACTGGGAAAGAGGCTATCATATACCCATCTGGGGTTCATTTCTTTTCGAAGATGGTCGCTGAGTTTTATAAAGTCCCTCGCTTGACTGAAACCTCAAAGACCATGGAACGACAAAATCATCACCTTCCTCCAGATGTAACGCTTCTGCCCTTCTTATCATTCTCGGCTTCGTGCTCCCCAAGTGAAGCCAAATCTTTGCTTTTCATTCATGCCCTAGCCCTCTTTGGCATAGCCAAAACTGATTGGGAAATGTATTATTCGAGGTACTTCGAGTTACATCTCCCACTCAGTGAAGACATGGACATTATTGAAAAAGTGATGAGCCAACCAGGTTTTATGTTGCAGCCTCCTTTGCCTTGGAGCGTAGCATGCCAAACCCTCTACGAGGGCAAGGTAACCTGGGGTATCGCGGGTAAGGACGTCGTTACCATGCCTTTATTTCCGCAAGACGGCAAATGGGTGGCGGACCCGAAATCCAACTTCAATGACCAAGTAAGTAAAAGGCAAGAACAAGTCGCTTCCTCAGATCCAATTGACGTTTGGAGAAAGGAAGTCGACAAATATTCAAAGGAGAACAAGTCCTTGCGTGACAAACTCCAACGAATAGAAAATAAAGTTCAAGCCTTACTTCCCTCCTTAGAACAACTTCAATGTGCCAAAACTAAACAACAGCAGTTAAAGACACAAATGTCTAAAGTTGTTAAGGAACTGGAAGTCCGACATGTTCAGAAGAAGTTACAACCGATTCTTGAAACCCATTTTAATGAGGCCCTCCAGCCTGTTTATAGACAGAGAGGTTCTATATTAACGGAAACTGGAGGTGCGTGCAGCCAATGCAGGTCAGAGGTTGCGCATCACCATAATCCTGGTACATACACCCAAAAGGGTTATGAGGGTTATCGTGATCTCAAATGGGTGTTCGAGAAATCATGAACATCATCCTCGATGGGGATAGTACCATCGGCCTAGTATGGAATGGCATTATCCATACCGACCGGCTCTGTCACTTGAGCCAATCTAAGTGACATTTGTGTGCCGATTTAAGGCTTGTGTATTCAAACACGCACATCTTATTTCTTATCTACGACTATCATTTTGGCGAAATGATCTACGCCTTCCACGTAGGGGTGGATGATCTATTTTCATCGCCTAGTCAGCCAACACATATAACCAGATTGGGGTTAGTACCTATCCCGGTGGACCTGGCAATGGTTCAGTAAGGCACTGTCATCCGTGCTAATCTGTATGACAGCTGATGGATCTGCAGTTTAACTAGATCAATGCGTGATGGCACTAACATCCCCATTCTGCCCGTCAGAATCTTTGATTCATACGACGGGGATGACGTAAGCGCCGGTGATTCCTGTGTAAGTTGCCTTCGAGCTACTGAAAAGTGAAATAAGTGGTGGGCTCTCGTCATTGTCTCTTCGTTAGAGACCATGAATCTGTACTGGTCTATGTCCAGCCTAAACTCATAGTCATAACAAATGAGAGTGGCATACAATCCATTCCCCATTCCAGTGGGTAGACGTAATTGACACGTCCCTAAATAACGTCGTAATACCAACTCATCGTGGTCATAAAGTTCTCCGCGATGTTGATCCGATCATCCCTCTCAGGGGAAACGAACTTCAAACCTCGCGCGACACGAGGATAAACGGAAAGTTGAAATTAATCCTGGACGCCAATTCAGGTTAAACCCAACTGGCCTAAGCGGATGTAACGCCCGCCTAATACCAAATCCATGGAAATCGTAACCATGTAAAACCTAACCGATCAGTTCAGGACTGAATTATCCTGGCCGTACTAGACGGATTACCAACCTGGCAAGGTGCTAGTATTCTGCCCGTGTAACCAACACGCCAAAATGGTTCAAATCCAGACTGACAATCTCTGGAGCCTGGAGGTGGCTTTCCCAATAGGGAACCTCCAAAAGAAAATATCAATCTGGCGTCCATATCGCCCGTTTGTTCATGCCCTCTGCAAGGCCTGAAAGCAGAACCGTGGAGCACGTAGCTACTCGGTATCGGACTGCGCCGACCTGAGAAATTCAATGGAGACTCTAGAGTCATTGAATGGAGGTCGGAATCCGATATGGGAAAGCAATTCACTCCGTTAGTCGCGTCAAGACGAAATTAACTGGACACCAATTCAGTATAAACGCAACTGGCAAAAGAGCACCGCGTCTGGGTATATCAAGAGACCGTTTCAAAGGGTGTACGAAACATCCGGTAAACGATTGTTGTGTACAGGTGTAATCCCTGTCCGGAAATCGTAAGAAAATCGTTTGATACTAACGACTTGAACTTGGCAACGGGTGTAGCCGGTCAAGAGAGGAACAGTATTTCGCGCATTCGGGGCTGGAATGCCACCGTCTTAACACCGAGAAAGTTTTATGGTTACCCATCTAACTGTACTCAGTGATAGACGTGTGAAACGAGATACTACACCTCTTCTTCACCTATTGCTTTGCTCAAGATAGTTTGTCAGATCAAACTTTTCTTTCTCGATTGTCCGCGATTGGTGATGTCAATGACATCATCATCACCAAAAAAAAAAAAAAAGAAAAAGAAG